TGATAGCTTTTTTGTACATAGACCATTTGATGGGGGCGTACAATTAGGCACAGGCGGACCGCAACACGGTGCACAGGCAATTCGTCAGAGCAAGAAATATATTCGTTATCAGTCAGGTAAAGGTATTATGTACACAACTGGTGCACTATTTGCACCAAGTTATGATTTGTTAAGTGTTACAGCAGATGGTGTAGAAGTAGGGGCAACAATAACTTGCGTAACAGACGATACAGATCACGGATTACAAATCGGCGGCATTGTGCGATTAATAGGTATTAATACTCCGGGATATAATAGTGGTGCAGAAACTGCTGTACCGCCACAATTTGATTATACTGTTACTAATATTATAGATGAAAGAACATTTACAATTACAGCACAACGTAGACTAGGACACAATATTGCAGAACTAGGATTCGGAGCACAAGTTAGTGTTGTAGAATGGCATGGAGCTACAGTACGTTCAGGAATATTTGACGATCAAAACGGTATTTTTTGGGAATATGACGGAAGAAATTTAAATGTAGTGCAGAGAACCGCTACAAGACAGCTTGCAGGTACTATTTCATGTACATCTGACAGCAATTTAATAATAGGCACTAACACAAGATTTAGAGATCAGATCAAAGCAGGAGATAGGATTGTTATCAAGGGTATGACCCATGTAGTCACCAATTGTGTTAATCAAACAAGAATGACTGTAACTCCAGATTTTAGGGGTGTCAGTAACGTAACAGCCGCAAAGGCAAGTTTGATTGTTGACAAAAAAATTAGACAAGATGAGTGGAACTTGGACAAATTAGATGGCAACGGACCTAGCGGTTATGATATGGATCCAGCAAAGATGCAGATGATTGGAATACAATATTCATGGTATGGTGCAGGATTTATTGATTATATGGTCAGAGGTAGTGATGGTAATTTTGTTTACTGCCACAGAATCAGAAATTCAAACGTAAATACCGAAGCATATATGAGGTCAGGTAACTTACCAGTTCGTTATGAAGTAACTAATGAGGGTACACCTGGAAAACTACGGTCTAACATGTCTATATCAGATAATATTATACCACTTGAAGATGCAAGTTTCTTTCCTAATTCAGGCACTGTTTACATAGATAACGAGATGATGAGATATACAAACAAAGCAGGTAATGATCTAATTGGCGTAACAAGAAGTGCAACATTAACAAACTTTTCCAGTGGAGCAACTCGTAACTATACAGCAGGACCTGCTGATGCACATGCAGATAATACTGGCGTAGTTCTAATTAGTAATACTATTACTCCTAACATTAGTCACTGGGGTAGTGCTTTCATTACAGACGGTAATTTTGATGATGACAGAGGATATATTTTCTCATACACAGAATCCGCACTAGAAATTAGTACTACTAGAAGGTCAGCATTTCTAATGCGACTTGCACCTAGTGTTAGTAACGCTATTGTAGGAGATCTAGGAGAACGTGACCTACTTAATAGAGCACAGTTATTACTACAAGGTATTGAGATTACATCAGATGGTTTTGATGGTTCTAATAATCCAATTCAAGGTGGTATTGTTGTTGAAGGCATACTCAATCCAAAAAATTATCCTGTCAATCCTGACGACGTTGTGTGGTCAGGACTAAGCACACAGGCCCAAGGTGGTCAGCCTAGCTTTACCCAGATTGCATCTGGAGGCGGTATTAACTGGACAGGTGGAGCAACACAAACTACTGCTGCTGTAAACTATCAGGGCGATATGACGGTAACAGGTATTCAAAATAGTTTTGAAGTTGATGCACAAGGCCAAGGTAGAGATGACTATGTTTGGGTTTTAGATAGTGTAATCCAGGCACAGGGTTTGCGAGCTGGCATGGTATGTAATACACCGCCATTTAACGGATTGAGGGTAACTGGTATTGGTAATTTAGATCCTGCCTTCGGAGACAGGCAACTCTTCTTTACCAACGACGCATCTAACACAGGCACAACTTATCCTCCTGGTGCTTTAAGCCTTTCATTTACATTTGCTACTGCACAAGGAAAAACTCCTGTAGCATATTTTGAAAAAGCCAGCTGGGATGCTAGTAATGCAGATGCTAACACTGAAGTTGATCCAGCAGACACACAGTTTCCTGCAGGTACTACGGTAAACACTATTAGTAATCAAAAATTTGGTTCTACTGAATATGTAGAAGTTACATTTAACAATAGTTCAACTACCACTTTACAGGGCGGCAGCACTGTTACATTCCTATTTGGACAACCTGCATACGCACAACCAGGAGAAACTGTATTTTCATTTATTGCACAACCAGGAGAGCGGGCCGATTTGACGTTAGAGTCTCTTAAGGAATTAACAAACACCACACTAGGTGGTAGAGGTACTTTCCCTAATGGTCCTGACGTACTTGCTATTAATATATATAAAGTTTCAGGATCAGCTACAAATGGTAATCTAATTATACGTTGGGGAGAGGCTCAGGCTTAGGCTTTTGACTATCTCCAGGACCAATTCTGTAGTTATCTTCTACACTATCTGCGGTGCTTACTTCTGTAATACTACTGTTAGGCATCATTGCTTCTAATTGATGAGGCATCAATGGAGGATTGTGCCAAGTATCGCCTTCCTTTAAATGTACCTGCTTTAGTTCTGCTGTTTCGGTGTCAATATACCTTAACAAAAATTGTCCGCTGTTTACAAACCATGTTTCGTCTTTTTCTTTATGAAAATGCATACTAAATTTATTACCTGGTTTGGTAAACACTAACAGTTTACCGCAATAATTTTCAGTAGAAGCAAAAATTAATTCATATCCCCAACCCTTTTCAACCATACCGCTTAGTCTTGTCATTTTGTGTCCTCTTTTATATAATCTAGCACATTTGTAAATTTGTAATCTATGTGAGACTTTAATTTATCCAAGTTCGCACATGTATAATATTGATATTGCGATTTTAGTTGCTCAGGCATCGGTATATAATTGATATTACAATTATACTTTTTCTCATATGCTTTTGCTATGCTTTCAAAACTAGTAGGTAATCCTGTCCCTAAATTAAATATTCCTGATACATCTTTTGACATAAATTGTTCATGAATGTTGCAGACGTCGCCTACATATACAAAATCTCTTTTACATTCACTACTATTTTCAAATAATACAATTTCGCCTTCTTGGGCTTGTTTTTTAAATTTACTAATTGGGCTTGCTTGATCTAATTTGTGATCCTCGTGCGGACCATAAACATTAAAGTATCTAAATCCTTGAACTAAGATGTCAAAGTCATTGTGGAGAGTTACAAATCTATCAAACAAATATTTGCTCCAAGCATAAGGACTTTGAGGCAATAATGGAGCATCTTCTACAAAATGCTTCCATGGTCCATATACACTTGCACTACTAGCATACTGCAAATTAGTACCTTGCATATCACAAATTTGTAGTAACCTCATACTAAAGTCCAGATTCTGTTGCATTACAAGCTCAACGTCTGTTTCAGTTGTACTGCTAATCGCACCTAAATGAACAACCCAATCATAAGCAGAACAGTCAGGAACTGTGTTAGGTACGTAATCCCAAACTTCAACATCATGCGATGCTTGGAGATGTGCAACCATATTTTGTCCAATGAAGCCTTGATGTCCTGTAATGAGTATTTTCATGCTTGGTACCTTTTAAGAATATTTGTTGTACTATAGTTTTCTCTATGAGGAAATATTATAACCTGGGCAATATCGCTGCCAACAACTTCTTCTGAATTATAGTCTCCGCCCTTCACTATAACATCTGGTTCTAATTCCTTAATTAATTTATACGGAGTGTCTTCATCAAAAATAATAACTTCGTCTGCAATGTTTAAACTTTCAATAAACTCTTTACGTTCTTGTTGATTTAATTTTGGCCTATTAGGACCTTTTAACCTACGTATGCTTTCGTCGCTGTTTATACCTACTATAAGGCGGCGTCCTTTACTCTTTGCAAACTTTAGTAATTCAATATGTCCTACGTGTATAATATCAAAACAACCATTAGTAAATACTATGCCTGTATTAAGATAATCTTTTGTAACAGCAACTACACCTCTTTGTTCTACTGTTCTAGCACTAGCATAGCAAGCCTTACGACATGCTCCTGGTATATCAATACCTTGTTGATATAGATGTGCTATTACAGCTAGTACTGTATCTCCTGCACCTGTAACATCTGCAACTTCAATTGCTTCTTCTTTGTAGTGCCAAGTTTCTCCTAGTTTATTAACAACATAAAGACCATCGGAACCTGCTGTAATTACTAACCAACTCCAGTTAAATTCTAATAATTTTTGTTTAGCAATTTCAATATTAAACTTTCCGAACCACTGCTCATATTCTTTCATATTAGGTTTAATTAGGAAAACATTTCTATAAATTTCTGGTCCTTGTTTAGGATCAACAAATACATTTTTTGTAATATTTACAATTTGGGTAATTAAATCATAATCAACAGTGCCTTTATTATAATCACTTATAAGAACGGTATCTTCTTTAGACAAGCCTCTGATGAGACGTTCACGTATATTACCGTTGTAATGATCTTCTCTATCCCAGCGCATAATATGTTGGCCGTTAGATCCAACTAATCTAGTTTTGGTAGTTGTAACCAAAGCATCATGATCTATCTCGGCTTGAAGATTAGTATTTCCAACTAACTCGATTATTTTGTATCCTTCTTTATCGGATGCAATAGCACCAAATAGAGATACATTATTATCCAATGAAAATAAGTTTACTGCTAAATTTCCTGCACCTCCTAAACTAAATGTTTGAGATTCTTCTAGCAAAATTGGAACAGGAGCTTCAGGACTTATTCGAGTCGTTGACCCTGTAATCCACCTATCTAACATTAAATCACCGTAAACTTTAAACATATTTTAATTATACACTTTTTGTTAACTTTAGTCAAGCATAGATAAGACGTCTATTACAGTTTGTAGCTTTGTTTGCTTTGTTTTGTTTTGTAAAGTATTACGCAAACCTTGATGTAAAGGTTTTGGCCACGAACCTAAACTTACCCAAGCGTAACCAGTATGTTCGTCATTTAATAAAGGTATAAATTCGTTATCTACTAAACAAAGGTAAGTATGAAAAAGGAATTTTTCATCATTAGAAATAAATGTTTCTAGAGGAATAGTTTTGAGTATTTTATGGCTATTGCCTATTTCTTCTATGATTTCTCGTTGTAACCCCTCCCAAGGTGTTTCGTGGTCTTCTGTTGTACCACCTACTAACCCCCAAAGATTATTTTGTTTGCCTTTTGCTCTATAAAGGAAGAGAAATCTCTCTGTAGATTTACTGAAAAAAAGTGCACCACTACATACTATCTTACTATCTTGCATATAGTAATTATCAAGAGAGCGAAATTCTCCAACTGCCTCTTGGATAGTCACCGTCTACACTTAACAACCATTCATTACCATTCCATCTATATTGTGTGCTGGTATTAATATTTGTTGTATATACAGGAGTATATGCACTATCATCAATATTATTTTCACTGGAATCAAATACTATACGCCAATTGTTTCCATTCCATTCAATAATATCATTTGCACCTGCAACAAAATCTGTGCCATCTGCATTTTTCCATGCATCCGGACCATCAGTGTTTTCATCGCTGCCTATATTTTCTAATAATAATAATCTTATACCATTTGATTTTATATTAGAAGGATTGAAATTAGTAGGATCTATAATATAATCCACTGTTGTTTTACCCTCAATAGTACTATTATCTGGATAAGTGTCTGTGTCCCAATTAATAGAAAGTTTTGTCGGATCTATCAAATTAAGACTAAATGTACCCACAATTTGATTGCCGGTGTCAATTTGTGTTAGATAAATTGTACTCACGCCTGCACTATAACTGCCAGGGTGTGCATCTAACACTCCTCGCCAATCAATATTACCTACTACATTTTTGTCAATGATTTGTGCAGTATCACCATCAATATACACACCATAATTTTGATAGTTAGTTGCTTCTACTTGTGTTGTGTAATCTGTTTGAGCTATTACACCTCCGAAATCGTTACGTACCTTGCCTGATTTTATACTATCGTCGTATGCAATAACATCAGGCATGCTAAGTCCTAGATCAATTTCACCTGTGTCTTCATTGAATATACTTGCAATTATATTTGTTACTACTCCTAACTTTTTAACCTTTACAGGTGGAGATATGTATATAGGTGTAGAAAATTGTAGTGTTGCAATATCTATTTCAGAATCAACTCCTACCGGAATACTTCTATTACTAAATGTTACATCCTCTAAATTCACAACTGTCAAACTTGTCCAATCTACAAAATTGTCAGTGGTTTGGATTTCTAAACTAGGATTAAACAACGTTAGTATTTGTTCAAGTATCTGAAGTTTTTGTTCTGTATTTGTACTCCAAATATCAGCATTTATTGTAAGAGTATACGGGGTAGGCATCAAACGTTCAACTGTATAGTTCTTTCCCTGGTAATCTAAATACTCTTCGCTATTTTCATCATATGCACGTTCCCGTATGTGTAGTTTACTTACATAACTAGCATCGGCTGTTCTTTCTCTATCCATAGCCAAATTATTAATATGTATTGCTATACGAGGAGCAGACGGAATTTTATTTTCGCTATTGTCTCTGATAATACCAGCAACTTGTCTAGTTAAGTCACCATATGTTACTGGTATTTTTGTAAGATTTCCCTTACCATCAGAATACTCAAAATTACTCAAAAGTCTAACCATTTGAGTAACATAACGTCTAATCTGTCCGTCGTAGAAATACTGCATAACTTAGATATTGTTTATAGCGTTTATGATATCATCAACTGTAGAGCCAGAACCTGCAGCAGGAAGAGCATCTTGTAATTCTTCAATAGGAATCATTCTCTTCCATTGGCCATCAATATAGAAATTATTTTCATGATTATCTCTATCATAAACCCAAAGACCATTTGCTCCGTCTGTCTCAACGTTTATAGCTCCGCCTACAACTTTATTTGCATCTGCTAAATCAGTGGTTGTATCAGTTGCAAGTGATGCTAGTTGGTTATTAGCAACTCTAGCAGTTCTATAACCTCCGCTACCTACAATTCTTACAACACCGTCTAGTCTTGCTTCCCATTGCATAGCTTGGTCAACTGTTACAACACTAATACCACTACCATCTGTAGGAGCTGCATTAAAGACTAAACCACCTTTAGTATTTGAAGTGTCATTGTCATACCCAGCTTCTAGGTAGGCTTGGTTTACAACAAAATTATCATTTAATCCAAAACCATTTCCTGCTGCAACTTTAACTTCTGCATTAATAGGTCTGCCAAAATTCCATTCGCCGGAAGCGCCTAGCCCAGGGTCAAAACTTAGTTGACCAGTCCCTAAGTATAGAGTAGTTCCGCTTAAATATAAGTCTCTAAATTTAAACGCAGAGCTACCTAAGTCGTATGCTTCGTCTGAATCTGGAATTAAACTTCCGAGTATATTTTGTCCGCTAACTGGTGGATTATCACCAAATGTATTAAAGGCACTACTAATATCTATAGTATTACCTCCGGTAATTGTAAGATTAGATCCGTTTAAACTAATAGTTTGATTGTCACTATCAGCTGCACTTTCTAAAGTTTGCACTCTCCCGTCAAGGTCGGAAAAGTTACCATCAAGTTCGGCAAATGTTAGCTCGCTCCCTTTGGTATTTCTAAGTGTGATTGGCATTATATATCTCCTTTATGTTGCTAATCAATTGTCTGGTTTAGCTCTTAGAGCCTTACTCAAACTTTGCCTTTCGGGTACTGTTTCTCCCCCTATGTTATTTGTACTGGTATTATTTATGAATTTACCTTTTTGGTGGTTTCTAGTATCTGTGTTAGACAATGTTACTCTAACATCGTCAACAATCTTCAACCATCTGTTTCCATCAAATCTAAACATTCTTTTAGGCAAAAAATCTGTTCTTAAGAAGTAGTCACCCTTGTCAGCATTGTTAGGAAAACTTATCCCCATGCCAAAATTTGCTCCGTTAGGTGCTTCTTCTGTTCCTAATAAATATCCTTCATATCCTAGTTTAGCAGGTTTGTGTGCTAATTTTTCGGGATTAATATTTGCTGTATACCCTTGTATAACATATGCAGGTGAAACATATGTTCCTGGATCAGTCCCAGGCTGAGTTGCATCGACATCAATACTTCCATCTTCATTTGTAGCTAGTGTATAATAATGACTAATATCATATCCACTT